TACACAAGGAAAGTATAGGTCGTGGCCGTCCTTTTGATTACGTAAGAAATTACCACGAACAAAGCAATCTATCGGAGGTATGTTTGCGTTTAACTCTGGCATTTATTTCTCCGCTACTAGCTTATACAAATCATCAACTCTAGTTTCAAGTCTATCAATGGCATCGCGCAACGATGTGCCACCATTTTTATGAAGCTCTGATAGATAGTGTTTAACTAGCCAGCGCACTGCGCCAACAAAGCCACCGATGATTGTCATTACTGCAACAGCAATTGTTGCGTAGTCTTGTGCCTGCATTAGATTGTCCTAACGGTTACTAAGAGCAATCCACCAAAACCAGAGAATCGCTTATCAGATGGAGTTGCATTTCTAAAATCCATCTCTTCGATAAGTCCAATGTAGGACTCACCAGTTCTAAAGTCTTCAACACGGATGCTGTCTCCGTTGTTTTCGACAGTTTCTAACTGTGACATACGAGAATAGGCAGAGCCTTCGTAGCCAACCTCAACCCCAAAGTGATCGCTCTCGTGGTCGTAGCAGAACAGTGGGTACTGGATAAGACGCTGACGTGGGATCGCTGGCAATGCTTTGAGTTGATAGCCAGTAAAGAGTGGTCCCTTGCTTACATCTGTAGATGAGCGGACAAGTGTGAACTTAAAGCCCAAGTATTCTTGTGCCTGTTGTGGATAGTTGATGTTAACTTCAGGTGTTAATTCACCCTGTGAGAACTGAGCAATCGTGTACTCAACATCTCTACTATCAATAGATTCAACAACAAGACCACCATTGGTGGTATCTACTCGTGCTTGTAACAGTTTGTAAATCTTAGATTCAAGTGTGTTGTAACGGATAAAGCCTGTTTGCAGGTATCCCTCTGCCACTACATCGGTAGTTGATTCAGCATAGGTTGTGCTACTTGTTACAAATGCTAAGCGGTCTGAGTTGCCAAAGAAGGCAACCTGGCTTGCTTCAACTGTAGTTCCAGTGGCTATTAGGTCATAAGCCCAAGGAAAGAACAGGCTGTTTGCTAAGACTGTAGTTGATAAATCACAGCGTACTAGCCCTGCTGCACCATCAATGGTAGTAGCAAGCCAAGCAAAACTGTCCTTAAAGGCAATAGCATTACAGGCTGCTTCACTAAAGAGTAATGGACCGTACTGGATGTCTCCATTCGTATCTGATATTCCAGCACGAAATCCTTTGCTAGTTGCAAGGATTGCATAGGAGCCTAGGTAAACATCGAAGTCATTGATCTGTTCACCTACTGGCATATCAATAATAACTGTAGGTGTGTTAAGTGTTGGGAAACCTAAAGTATTAGGAACAGCCGTATCTAAGGTAATCTTAAAGACAGATGATGATGAACCGTTAGGAGCATATCCTGATACATAGATAGCTTGTGGTCCTTCTGCAATAGATGACCAGACCCAGTTAACGTTAGGGTGGGTATACAAGGCAGTAGGCAAGGCTGCAGAGGCAGTAGAGTTAGCATTGAGTTCATATAAAATGTTTCCTTTAGCCAAGATAAGACGTTGCTTGACATAACGGATGATGGCTCTAGTAGTTGATGGAGCATCATAGATTTCAGAATCTGTTGGTGTTGTACCAACAAAACCTTTGTGGACCTTAGTGCCATTGATAAAGTAATAGCTAGTTCCATCGGTTGTAAGGCTAAAGATAGTCGAAGCCGTACCTGCTTGGGTGATAGTTGTAGGCGTTCCACCAGTTGTAATCTTCTTTAAGGCGCTGCCATCTGTTACAAAAATACAGTCATTGGTTCCGTCATTGATTCCAATTAACTGCCCTCCATTAGTACCTGTATAGAACAAACTAGTGTCATTAAGAAGAGTTGCTTGCCCTCGTGTCCAGACATCTATACCTTTGGATTCTGTGTACTGGAAGCGAAGTGACTCTTCTTGGCTAGGCTCAAAGAACTTAATACCTGCTCCGTAATGAAATGATGACTGTGATCGTAGCCACCAGCCAGTAATAGACTGCTCGCCTGCTTCTCTTGTCTGGTCAATCTGTTGCTTACGATACTGTGCTGTTACACGACGGTAAGGGCTATCATCAGATGCTGCAAGGAAGAACGGTAAACCAGCAATAGCAATATCGTAGGCTTCTCCAGTTGCTGCGTAGTTAGTAGCACCTACTGGATTGGAAAGTACGTAGGGTATTCCCTCTGTAATATCATCGCCATAAGCCATTGACTACACTCCACTCTGTGATTGACCACAAGCATTTATTGCATAAAGACTAAATGTTTGATTACTTGGGAAAGCTGTTAAACCATTAAATGTTAATGGAGATGATGCACCTGTTACTGAGAAACCAATAGGGAAGCCAGTAAAGACAAAACTAGTTATTGTGCTACCACCAGAGTTGCCAGGAGTAAATGTTGCAGTTGCTGTAGTTCCACCAACTGTCCACGATACTGATGCAGATTGTGGTGCTTGAGGAACTGTACAAGCATTAGTTGAATTAGATGCACTACTTGCAGATGAATCACCTACAGAGTTAACAGCCTTGAGAAGTACAGAGTATGAAGTTCCAGCAACAAAGACTGAACCAGTACTCTGTGTTGGTAATGTCAATGGGCTAGTAGTTCCAGATGCAGTTAGATAATTTGTTCCACCATCAGTTGAATACTTATACGATGTAATTGCTGCTCCACCATCACCATTTGCAGTAAATGCAATGCTCATTGTTGGAGTAGATCCAAAAGCAACATTTAGTGTAGGTGACAAAGTTCCAATAGTAGGTGCCACAGGAACTGTTGCTGGAATTGTAGAGTTAGAAGCAGCAGATGCCAAAGAAGTACCATTGGTATTAGTTGCCGTAACTGTAAAGGTATAGCCAGTGCCATTGGTTAGACCACTGACAGTGATAGGAGATGATGCAGCAGAACCAGTGATACTGCTTGGTGTAGAGGTAGCAGTGAAGGTACTCACCGCAGCACCACCTGTTGCTCCTGCAGTAAAGGTAACTGATGCTGTTGCGTTGGCACCAGTTGCAGTTCCAATAGTAGGAGCCTGTGGAATAGTGGTTGCAGTAACAGCAGTTGTTGCACTAGATGGAGTACCAGTTCCAACGCTATTGATAGCAGATACTGTAAATGTATATGAAACGCCAGATGCTAAACCAGTTACTGAAATAGGAGATGCTGTTCCAGTTGCTGTAATAGAACTAGGAGTTGAGGTAACGATGTAGCCAGTGATTGCCTCGCCACCATCATAGGCTGGGGCGGTAAAGGTTACATCTATCCTACCGTTATTGTATGCGCGACCTGTTCCAACGTTAGTTGCTGAAGCAGCAGTTGGCGCATTAGGTTTATCTCTCTTAGAAGAGGCTATTGAACCAGGTAGTTTCATTAGGCTTTAATATCCCCAATGAGAACCCAGTTGTTAGTTCCTAACTTAATAAGAGTAGCTGCAGACCATTGAACTCTTAGTTTCAAATCAGCATCTGCTGAATTGACTGTTACTCCAGTGGCTCCTACTACTGTTACGTTTCCTGCACCAGATTGAATAATTGTGATTTGTGATCCTGTGGCAAATGGAACTGAGGCATTAGTTGGAACAGTCAAGGTAATTGCAGCGCCATTAGTAAGAGTAACCAAGTCACCAGCATCGCCTGCTACTAGAGTGTAGGCAGTACCTGTCTGTGTGTTAAGCGGGATAGTCTCATTGAGTCCTGATTCAAAAGCAGTAAGGTCGCTAGATGTCAGTACGTGCTTGACGGTTGCACCACCTGAGTGTGCGATATTGCTTGAGCCAGCCTGACCACGAACAATTGTTAGTGTGTCGCTAGATACTTGAGTAACAAATACAATTTCTTCGTTCTGTGTATCAGGATCAAGGGCTACTGTGAACTGGTCAATGTTGCCAGTTGCAAGAGTTACTCCACCCATAAGAGCAGATCCAGTACCAGTAGCCACTGTCATAGTTGTTGCTGTATTAGATATACCTGAAGCAAGCGTTGTTTGTACGCTTATGCTAGAGAACTTACGTGTCATTTGTCTGCCTTACCTAGTGTAGTGGATACGAATTGGATACTTGTCTGCAAGTTTAAGAGCCTCTTCATTAAGACGTTGTTGGTAAAGAGCAAAGATATAACGAGATGCCGCAACGCCAGCAGATGATGGAATCTTGGAGTCGTTTAGATCGGCTTCAGCGCTAGAGAGATTGATTCGTCCAGCGTCAAGGTAAGAGAGTAGTTTGTATGCTGCCCCGAGTGTGACAACATCCTTACAAGAATCTGGTAGGCCAGTAACGTCAGCAAAATCATCTGTGTTGGAGTCAAGAGTGTTTGGCGTGGAGGTATAGTAAACTTGAATTGTACGACCAGGTTGTACGTTCTCATAAATGTTTATCGTATTCTGTGAGTTAAAGGTAGCAGAATTTGCCATAGTATCTAAGCGCCAGCG